GGATTCGGCTAGGTCATTAAGCATTCCGTTTGCTTTTGTTCCGGACTTACCCATTATGTCCATCTGCAAACGGACTTTGTCGATGCCATCAGGCATATCAGCAAAAGCCTTAGCAAGCGTCTGCACTCCGCCTGTACCGTCTTGCATCGCTGTTTCGATATCAACGCCGAGCTTGCCAATAGAGATGGCCATATCAACGTTTCCGTTACTGGCTTCAAACAAGCTACGCTGCATCTTGGTAATCATGTTTGCTGATTCATCGATGCTTGAACCATTAAGGCGTGCTGCGTACTCAAGCTTTCCTAGGTACTCGGTACTTAATTGTGTTTGGTCTTGGAGATCATCAAAGGCTGCGGCCATCTTTGATGCATAGCCGGTTGCTGCTACAAGTGCAGTGCCAACCGCTGTGATTGCAATTGCGGTCGGTCCACCAACTGCGGAGATTCCTTGCAGACTGCTAATCACTCCGCCAAGCTGCGGACTAATAGTGCTCGCGGAATCTCCAACCGTGCTAAGACTTCGGCCTACTCGGTCCTTAAAGCTTTCTGCATCTTTTGAAGCTTCAGAAAGCTGTGACTTAAACTTGCTTATATTTGCAGTTAAATCAACTGCTAACTTACCAATAACGGACATTGATCGACCCTCTAATAACAGCTATTTATTAACGGGCCTTACCAATTTTTCATCTGTTCTAACAGCTCCAGCTCTTCCTCGTTGAAGAATGGTTCATCAATGAATTTTAGCTCGGGGTTATTTGCTATTAAGATGTTTGCGAACTCTCGATACGACAAAGCCCAGAACGTGTCTGGGCTCATTTGCAAAGCTGATACAGCTGACCCAAGCCAATCGCTAAAGTCAGACTTCTGCGGTTCGGTTACTTTTTTTTATCGTCGGATTTTGTGTTTAGCTTAGGACCGCTAAAGCTGTTAGTTAGAAGCTGAGCGATTGCGTCGATAGCCACAAGCGTTCCAACGTCTGCAATTGCTTCACGGATTTCTTCGTGATCTGCCTTTCCACCTGCACCTTCGATACCGGCAGCAATGATTGTGGCGATCTCTGCGATCTTGATTCTTCCTGACTGAAGCTTGCTTAGAACAATCTCAGTTAGTGGTGCATCAAAATAGTCTTCGATCTGCGCGATGAAGTTAAATGTGGGCTTCACGAGATAGCTTTTATCACCGAGGGTAACTGTTAGTTCATTGCGCTGTTTATTTGGAAGTGTCATGTTGTCTCCTTATTCTTCTGACACTGTATTTATTACAACGAAAATTCAGCTTACGATTACTCAATTTTGCGGATAGTAGTGCTGCTACCGGAACGAGTGACACTGTAAGTTCCCGAAGGAATCCTAACAGTGCTGTAACCATATTGATGGTAGTTGTTACTTACAGCAGTCCCAATAAACTGAACAACGCGTTCACCCGTAGTCATTCGTTCTTCTCGCATCTCCTTTTCAGACTTATAAACAATGCTGCATTGGTCGCCGATCTTCACGTACTTAATACGCTCTTCGGACAACTTGAGCTTTTCACGCGTAGCTGCCATTTTTTCGAAACAGTCATCTTGTACTTCATTGATCTGGGTAGTTGCACATGCATTGAGCAACAGAGCCAACATCGGAATAAACAGCTTTAACATTTTGGTTTCTCCTTGTTTGTGCGTATTTAATACAGCTATTGTATGACCTATTAACACATAGGTCTGGACGCAGAAGTCCATAATGCACAAGCAAGACGCCCATAAAAAAAGCAGCCCGAAAGCTGCTTTTGCTGTTTCTAAAACACTAAGTTACGGAGCTGGAGTAAATGTAATCACACCAGAGTTGCGTAACGAAACGCTATAAGTCTCTGCTTCAGCACGAGCACCAGTTACTGTCATGCTAGTAATTACAAAAAGCCCTTCGAATTTGTCACCATTGCTTGTGACCATCTGATACTTGTGTTCTTCGCCGGAGAAGCCAAGCGCACGAACTTGGTTATCGTATTCGGTATCTAAGAAGATGCCTTCTAACGACACAGTAAGTTCTTTTGTGCCGCCACCGCTTAACAACGCTCCCCAATTGCCATCAGCTTTGGTACTGACATCAACCGTCGAGTTGTTAATTGTGAAGTTATTGGACTTTGCAGACAGAACTGCTTCGAAAGTTCCTGGAGTAGCTGTCTCGATCTTTAGAAGAACTAAAGAACCATTTTTTGCTGACATAATTTATTTTCCTTATTAGTACGCGCCAAACTTTGACGCCTGTATTTTTATCTCTGCTGTTACTACGGGCTTCTGACCGTCACTGAAGTAGTTGTACGAACACGACACGTTTTCAACATCACCGAATTGATCGACCCATTCTTGATCGTTCATTAGCGAATCAATGACGCTTTGAACTAAGTCTTCTGCTTGGTCTGCATAAGTTGTTTCAACTGCACTGACCAACACATCAACTTGCAATTCCAGGTTCCAGTTAAACGTCGGACGCACTTGCTGTCCTGTTCCATTGAAGTTAGCTGAGTACACGCAGATGCAAGGTAAGCTAGTCAAAAAGTTTGGAGTGACTTTGCTATCGTGAACAGGCACACTTAAAGCCTTTAGTTTTTCGACCGTTGTTTTTCTTATCTCTTTAAACATTACTGCTTCTCATGTAAGTGCAGCACGGTTATACCTGTGCCGTCGTCGTCTATGTCTTGGACTGTGTATTCTTTCTTTCGAACAATCACAATAGACCCTTGAACCGCTTTTGCGCGCTCCACGTCAGTTGATTGGCACGTAAGCTGCGGGCTGTTGCTGACTGTTACTGCAAAGCCAGTATCGAACTGCACACGCGGTCTATCGAAGATAGCTTTAATGCTTCTGCCGTTAAGCTTTACTGTTTCAGCAAAGTCATCTAGGTCGAAGAATTCTTCAGTTAGATCAATCATTGTTAGTCAATGTAGGGGCCGAAGCCCCTACTCCCTTTGTATTACAGAACGTTCTTGTAGCCAGCAAACGCTTCAGGACGAGTAACAGCAACGTCAATATCAGTGATAGCGCGTAGCAGGAATCCGCCGCTTGCGAACTTGGTCGAATCATCAATAGCAAGCTCTAATGTGCTCCAGTTACCAACAGTCACGTTAGAGAAGTCACCAAAGATGATGTTGGAACCAACGTGGTTGCTCGAAGCGGTTTGATAGCCAGCAACGGAACCGTCATCAGCACGCAGATAGATACCGGCAGTGTTTGTGTCCTTAACAGTGGTAGCAAGTGCGTTACCAACGATCGGATTAAATGCAAACATAGCCATATCGTTAAGAGCGTTCGCAACTTCGACGTCCTTGATCAGCTCGCGGATAGCAGCGTAATCAACACCACCAGCACCTAATGTGCCCCAAGCAATACCAGTTTCGGCAAGGATGGCTTCGAACACAGCAGCGTCGATCTTGGTAGCAACGGCCTTTTGTAGTTGTGCCTGAATGCGTTGCTCCATCGCAGTTCCGTTAAGAACCATCGAACGAGTAAGTTCAGCAAGAGCCACTAAAGTACGCGGCTTCAGCTCGACCACACCGCTAGTGATAGCGTCGATAGTGCCGTCTTGGCCTTCATCAACAAATCTTGCTTGAACTGCGCTGGTGAACTTTGGCAGTTCGATAACGCCGTTAAGACCAGTCATGTACTGAACGCCTAAACGCTGTGCAATAGTGTTGTTGAACAGAACGTCCATGAAGCCAACCTTGGTGCGATTGACTAAGGAAGGATTGCCGGCAGCAGTAACAGCATTAGCACCAGCAGCGCGAGTAAGAACCTCGGCCGGAACAAAGATGTTCGAACGAGTCTGTAGCTTGCCCTGGGCCTTAGCAGCAGCACGCGAGCACTCTAGTTCGTATCCAGCTTCGGACCAGTCGCCAGAAACAACAGCACTGATAGCGCGAGCTAGGCTAAATTCTTCTGCTTCTTTTTCAGTAAGACCGATAGTTGCAGTCGAACGAACAGCAGGAGCCTTGCCCATTTTGTCCAGAACAGCAGCACGGAATTCATCAACGGAACGACCGTCAGCAACGAATTGTGTGGCGACGTCTTCAGCGTCAAAACGCTTGGCTAAGCTGGTGATTTCGGAAACGCGAGCACGTTCGGCAGAACGGATTGCATCGGCGTCGAATTGAGTTTCGATTGTCATTTTTATACCTTTATTGTTATTGTTATTTGGTGCGCCTCTTTGGGCGTCGTTGGAGCTATTAACTCCTGTATCGTTTTTTGCTACTTCGTTTTTTTCATCGGGACTGCCGACTGCTTCAGTTTGTGCGACTTGACTATCGCGTGCTTCATCGCTGGAGTGACTACCAGGCTCAAAAGTATTTATGTCTAGAGACCCACCTTCTGTTTCATCAGCACTGCGACCAACCCCGACTGTCTCGTCGGCAGGAATGCTGACCACCGAGATTTCCTTGGGCTTCCACTGACAGAAAACAATATTGTTTCCGTTAGCGTCTTGCTCAATTCGTTGTCCAGTTATGGAGTAACCGACTGAGATGTTTGTGCGCACGCCGTCCAGTACGTCTTGGAATACTTCGTCCCCATCGGTACTTTTACTAAAGCGGATTACTGCTCGACCTACGTTATCTGCATCAATCCAAGCTCGTTCTACTACTCCGATTTGATCTTCGCGTTCGTGTTCTAAAAGCAATGGTGCTCGACCACTTGCTAAGAATGAAAGATCGACGTCAACTTGATTGTGTGAGAGAACTTCAAGACCAAATGAACGTTGGACTGACTGTTCAGATGAGAACGCAACAATTACTGTTCTGTTTTGTTCATCTACATCAGCTCGTGTAAATTGTGCTGACCTGTATAAAATATTGCTCATAAAAAATGCACCTTTCGAAAGATGCATTTATTTAGCGAGAGTCAATAAAAAGCCCCTTTCGGGGCTTTGGATTACTTCAATATCCTCCGTTCTTGTTTAATCGACGTGTAGCTGTTCGTTTTGCAATAGATTCCGGTGATAGTTTTATACCTCTACGCCTTTCTCCTGCAGCCTTCTTTTTTAAACGTACTTCCTCGGGGTCTTTTCCTCGTTTGAATTTTGAAGTGTCTTTTTCTTTCTTTCCTAAATGCCCTTCTCTCGCATTTTCTTCTTGTGTTTGACAAAAGACATTTTCTATAGAATACGGGCCTTCATCTTTATAACGACTCATTACATACTGTCCGCGCTTGCTTCCTCGCTCGTGATAATGGCCTGTGTCAAGCCACCACTTGTACCAAGTTTCAAAAGTAAAGAGCCAATCAATATTTCGATTTTTCGCGCAATACTTAGCATCTGCATATCTTCTTTTTGCAATTGCTTCTTCTGAGTCGTACACATATACCTTAGAATCTAAGCACTCTTTACAAGTGCCGTGGCTTGTATATCGGATTGAAATGTGGCCGTACTTGCAGACACTTCCAGGAGCGTAAAACTTCGATCCTTCTTGCTTTGCTTGTTTTCGTGTTGTTGGATAAATAGACATGAGCGATCCTTTCTAATGGTTATATCGCTTAATGCCCAGCTCATACCTGGGCATTTCTATTTATCCTTCTACGGAGCTGGCGAACTATTTTCTGTTCCTGAGTCCAATCCTTTCTGTGCAACAAGCTCGTCAATGATCTGCATCGGAGTTATCCCGAGCTTTGCCATTACCTCTTTATCTTTAGCAATTTGTTTGAACACGGCCTCAGCATCACCACCACGCTTCGCAATCACGTCTGTGTATGAAGTCAGTCCTGCTTTAATTAACGCAATGTCGGCATTGGTGTCCTTTAGCGGGTCAATACTTTGATAACTGCGCGGCCTGTAATTAACGGAGCAGAACTTGTCGTACTTGGCCATCGGGATGTTTAGGCCCCAATAGTTAGTAAGCAACTGCACCTTTAGCCATTCCTGGTAAGCGGGCTTCACAAACGCGTTAATAAACCAACGCTGGATTGATCTGTATTGCGCTTGGTCTTCTAGGCCGCCGAATCGTGCGCTGCTGTAGTTCACGCTCTCAAGGTCCGCAGCCAAGCTGTTGTAGCTAATACCCAAGCTAGCAGCTACACCACGCAAGACGTGCTTTTGGAAGTCTCCTAGCTTGTCAGTAGGTGCGTTGAAGTCAATCGGCTTTACGTCCCATCCACGCGGCAGAACTTCGTGTGATCCTGGGTTGGACTCCATCGTGATGTTGCCCATGTCGTCTTGCTCCAGGTCGTCAAACTCCTGCCCTTCTCCTTGCGTGTAGTACAGTTGCTTGGAAGCTCCGAGACGGGCACTGATGAGCGTTGCTTCACGGAACTTAACGACGTGCTCTAATCCAATCATTGCAGTAGTCATCCAAGGAAGCCCACGGCGCTGACTTGCACGCTCAGGATCAAACAGCAGACGAAGATCATCAGTGCTCAAGCGAATGCGTGCATTGGCTGCTTGGTTGAGTTTGTAGATTGGATCGTTAGGGTTGTTCTGCCATATCCACAAAGCTATCGGTCTGCCGTAACTGTTAACCTCAACACCTTGAATGATCTCGTTTCCGGTGGTCGTTGTTGCGTTGTAGTTTGGGTCCAGGTGATCGCTGTCAAGGATTTGCAGTTGGAAGCAGTACGGGCCGAACTCTGTTCCGCGTCTGAACCAAACAAGGCATTCACCATCACGCGCAACGCTTTCGAGGACTAACTCCTGCACTTTGACGAAATCCATATCGCCGGTAACTGTGCAGTTCTCGGGCTCCATCCACTTATAAAAGTGCCATTCGACTTGATCGTTAAACGTATCAGGTGAACCATCTAAGTTTGTGGCTTGCACACTTACCTGCACGCCTTCTGGCCCGACTACGTTTGTTTTGATTAGCTTGAGGTAGCGCCTTGCGAACTCATTGTTTATCGAAAGGCCACGACTGCGATCACGAAGAACAACTAAGCCTTGTTGAAGCTCTCTGTTAAGACTAGTGATCTCTGCCCAATCATTCGTAAAGCGATCACGGATGGCAGCAAGGATCGAACGCTTTTGTAAGCCTGGAGAGCTTCTGTTTTCTGCTTGAGCTTCTGTCTTTTTGTTCTGTTTGTTTTTTCTTTTACTCATTAGCGTCTCCCAAAGACATAAACAATCGCTTTAGGACGCTTCTTCTGTTGTTCTGCTACCTCTGCTTTATATTGCTTGCGCAACTCTAAAAGTTCTGCGATTGGAATTCTGGTAATGCTTCTGCCAGCAATGCTGTAGCTTTGTTGGTCTTTTGTTGCGCGGTTTTCAATGACAGCTTCGATAGCTGCAAGGACTCGTTCTGCGTGAGTGTTCAAGTCACCGTCGGGTGCAGCTGTCGGATCAGGCTGCACAGTTAAGCGGCCGGACTCGTTTAAGAATCGTCCGATACTGTTCTCGTATGTGATTGCGTATTGATACAGGCCGGGCTCTGTGATCGTCGCAGTAAAGACCCAATTACCGCTTTCATAGACGCCGTCAAAGCTGTATTCGCTCGGGCCTTTTGCTGTGAGCTTTGCGGTGTAGCCGCTTGCTGGAGTTGACTGACCTGCTAACGTTTCAGCTTGAAAAGAAAAGTTCGCATAGATAGGATTTTTTATAGCCATATTCGTGCCTTGTAATATGACTATTTAGCTCTATCGAATTCCCCATCCTCCGCGTGACTTGTTCATAATGTTCTTCTTCCAGGCGGGTATTTTCTTTTCTGGCACTACTGCAGGCGCTTGCTTTGGCGTCACTGACTGGCGTACAGCGTCTACAGCAGGCGCAGGCACGGCGATTGGGTCAGTTGTAGCGACCAGCTCTGTTGAAGTCGTTGTAGGGCTTGTTTGAGGTGTTGCTGCTTGCTGGACGCGTTGTTGCTGCTTCGCGGCGTGTGCCTTAAGACTGACGTTGATCGCCTCTTTTGCTGCCAGTGCATACACAAAGCAGTCCAAGGCTTCGTTGCGTCTGTTCGGGTCTTTGTGCCAGCTGTAATACGTGTAGCCGTTTCGATAAGTCAGCTTCTTCTTCTCAGCTGAGATCTGACTGAAGAACTCTGCATCGCATCTGCTACTGAAATGCACGTAGCCTGCGCCCGGTTTGTCGTTCTTGAGCCATCCATAGATTGCCTCCTTGGCGCTATCGACACCGATCACATAGACCTTGCCGTCGTTCTTGGTGTAGCTGGCGCGTGTTGGCCAGATCGGCAGCGCACCTGCCCTGCCCTTGATCGCAAACCAACGACGTTGCGCGTGCTTGCGGGCAAACGCGTAGACCTCTTGCGTGAAGTGCCCCCCGGAGTCAATAGCAGCCGCACCGATGGGCAAGCGATAGCCGTCCTCTCGTTGGTACGCTGTCTTGAGAACAGTCTCGAGCTCGTGCCATACGGCAGGGTTCGCAGGGTTTCCGTGGATGACTACGTGCTCGACGTGCCAAGTCTCGTTTTCCGGCCCATGCCCATACACGCTTACCTCCAGGCGGTCATCTTGGGTATCGACGCCAGCGGTGAGCACAACCACGCCAGCGGGCAAGCTGGAAGGCTCGTAGTCCTCGACGCGTGCTATGAGGTCGATGTCGTCAATGTTGTCGCTGCGGTCTTTCCAAGGTTCACCAAGCACGGTGTTGACGAAGGTCTTCAGGCGCTGCATGTCCTTCTGGCACGCAAGCCATTCGCTGACCAACTTGCTCAGTTCCGCCCAGGGACTGATAAGCGCCGACAGGTGAAAGCCCGCGATGCGTGACGTTGGATTGTCCTTCCGCCACTTGCCGCGCCGGACCGCTGTGTGCCGCTCGGTGTCGTTGTGACCAGCTCCGCAGTGCGGACAGTGCAGCAAAGCGGTATCAGGGTCGTGCGTGCCGTCCTGGCTCTTGCTCCACTTAACATGCGACCACGCAGGCACAAAATGCTCATCGCAATGCACGCACCGGATCTCGTACTTCCGTTGGTCAGACTCTTGGTATAGTGCCCATATGACAGACGTTAGCTCGTCAGTGGGTGTGCTGACCGCGATGATCTTGCGATTGAAGAAGTTCGAGGTTCGTTTGACTGTAAGGGCGTATGGACTTCCTTCCGTTCCTGCACTTGGGGGAAAGCGGTCCACTTCGTCCATCAGTGCGACACGCACTGGACGTGATGCGAGGCTTGCGGGTGCGTTGGAGCCAGCGAGGTTGAGGACGCCACCAGGGAACTGTTTGGCGAAGATGGTGTTGCCAGAGTCCTTGCTCTTCACCTCGCTGACCAGCTCGCTCACCACTTTGGTGTCACGGAGTGCTGGTGCGAGGCGGTCTTTGGAGAAGCTTGCAGCCATCTCCTTGGTGGGCTGCACAAGGAGGATTGGGCTTGGCTCTTGGTGGATGTAGTACAGCAGCAGGTTCAGGACTGCTTCTGTCTTACCGATCTGCGCGCTGGTGCAGAAGACGACTTGTTCGATTTCTGGATCACTGCACGCGTCCAACATTTCACGTTGGTACTCAGCGCGTGCTGTTACCCAGCGGCCAGCTTCTGCACTGGCTTCGGGCGACAGCATTCGATATGTGTCAGCCCATTGGGAAAGCTTTAGCTTGGGAGGCGGACGCAGGCAGGTCTGTGCTGCGTCATTGAGTCTTGCCTGTAATGCTGTGATTGATAGTTGTTTTAGTTCGGCATCTGAATACATGCCGATATTTATTTAAAGATTTAGAACTAAGGCTTTTAAACTAAATCATGCCACTTCAAACAATACTGCTATCTGCTCTGCTAGTCCTTTCTGTTTTTGGTTGTGAAGCCGACAGTTACAAAGCGACTCATACAGAGATAAACAAAACACTCGACAGATCGATTACTGCTCTAGACAAAGCCAGCTGCCGGGACTTCTTAAAGGAAGTCAGTCCAGTTTTGATAACTCAAATCTCTAGTGACGAAACATGCAAACATATTTTTGAGGATAAAGGCCGCCTATCAATAACGTCAATCGTCTTTAAGTTCGTTCGAGGTTCAAATGGAATGTTAAACGAAGCTAAAAACGAATACGTTGTCGATCTAAAGCCGCTTGGCCTTGAGAACGGAGCAAAGGAATTCAAGCTAATTAAGATTCAAGAAAGATGGTACGTTACCCAGTAAAGGGATTCGGCATGACAACACAAAAACTAAGAAGATATACAACCCTCACGTCACTCATTGACATTATTCGAACCGAAACACTCACTTTGCTCAGTCCGAGCTTTTGGACTGACAAAAATGATGTGTATGTGATGGATCAATACAAACAAAGCAATCCCGAAAAATTCAAGACACTTCTTGCCCTATGCTTTACAGAAGCGGAAGAGACTTTCCATCATTGGAATGTCTTCGCAGGCGACTCTAGCGGAGTCTGCATTGTTTTCAATAAGGATGCACTTATAGGACTAATGGAGGAGGAAAGAGGAAGAATTAGGCATCGTGCAGTTACATACACCGACACAAACTCTCGTCTCGATCAATACAATATCGATGACATACCATTTCTAAAAAGAGGTGGATATAACGACGAAAAGGAATACAGATTCATTTACGAAAACAGCATTCGCCTTTGTGATTCACTTAGAATTCGAATCACAATAGGTTGCATAGATAAGATTGTTTTTTCACCTAGAATGCCAACACCTCTTTTCAATTCAGTGTCTACAGTCATCTCTATGATGAAGAATATGGAGGACTATGAAATACCAATGTATCGATCGACTTTAACCGATGATTACGAATGGAAGTCTTGGATTGATGCCATAGCTAATCCAGGCACGGAACCTAAGGATCACCATTTAGAGCACCTACTTAAAGACCTATAAACTCAGTCGAAAGTTCTAACAGCACTTCGCGTATGG